ATGGCCGCTTCCGCATTACGCACACCAAGGACGCGCTGACAAAGTTTGGCGAGGTGGTGCGCAAGGGCTTTGGCAACAAACTCGGCCCGCATCCGGTGGACAGCACCATGTCCGCCAAGGCGCCGGGGATTCCGCCTGTGGATAAAGCGCCTGCGCCCGCCGACATCACTAAGGCAGTTTCTTTGTCGCAGTCTAAAGACGAAACTCGCGTGGTGTTGAACCGCACTGTGCAGGATGGGAAATACACGATTGCGACCGATGGCCGGCGTTTGACGATTGGCGTTGGCGGCGATGGCGAAAAACTAGGAAAAGATCGCTATGTTCTCGGCAAGGATGGGAAGCCGATCACGGTTGTTACCGTTAAAACCGATCCTAAAACCAAAAAGGAAACGCGCAAAGTTGATAAAATCCAGTATCCGAACTGGCGGCGGGTGGTGCCAACCGACATGGTGGAGCTTACCCCGAGCGGGCTGAAACTCGCAGAGGGGGGCGGAAAGATGGCGATCAACACGGAGGTTGATACTGGCGAGACCCTGCGCCTCGCGCGGCTCGCCTCCCTCGCCACTTCCGAAAAATCCAACAGCCTGGAAGTCTTTCAGACCGGCGACGGGAAGATCGGGTTTGCGGCGCAAGACCCTGTCTTTGGAGAGTATCATTCCGAAGGAACTGAAGGGTTGAATCCCGATGGCACACCGAAGACCGCCGCTATCGCGGTTGATCCCGATTTCCTGATCGACGCGCTCACGCAGGCGCGGGCAATGGGGCACGATAAAATTCGCCTGATTGTGAAGGACGAGGTTTCCCCAATGGTCGTCACCGATGGGAAGAAATTTGCCAACATCCTCATGCCGGTCCGCCTGTCCTCGCTGTCCGACGTGGCGGCGAAGGATTTGAGTCTGGAGCACGCCGACCAAATGAGTGAAGCCGACCTGTTCGGGCGGATTGGCGAGCGCGCCGACCGCATCACGAACGGCGAGCGTGCGCCCAGCGGCATCCCCACCGAGGCCGCGAGCGCCGCCTTGAAGGAGTGGCAGGACAAGAATCCGAAGGCGCCGAAGGTGCGCCTCGTGAACGATCCCGACTGGAAGGAAAACGGGCGCGGCGTTCGCGGGCAGTATCAGAATGGCGAACTGGTGGTGAACGCCGCCTATGCGCCGGACGCCGCCGCCATCCATGAGATCGCCAATCACGAATGGGCGCACGACACGCTTGCCTCGAAAGACGGGCGCCTTGCCATCGCCACCTTTGCCACGCGCGAGCTTCCACGCGCTGACCTCGACGCCCTCAAGGTGAAGTATCCGCAGCAGCCCGGCGAGAGTGTGGTGGATCACCGCCTCCGCTTGACTGAGGAATGGGTTGCCAAGAACGCCGAGAAGAACCCCGGTGTCTGGACGCGGATCGTGGATGCCGTCAAGGGCTGGCTGGAAAAGCGCGGACTGGCGACGCTGACGAACGAGCAGGCGGCGCGGGCGATGCTGCGGGCGCTGCGCGGGAAGGAGGGCGGCGAGCCGACGCCCACGCCCCCGCCAACCGAAGGCAGTCCTGTCACCCGCTCCAGCCTTGCCGATACTGAGAAAGACTTGAAGGAGGCGCGCGACAAAGTGGTGAGCGGGTGGAAAAACATCCGCTCGCAGGCCGACTTGAAGGCGGTGATGTCCGCCGACCGCGACGCCGTGGACACGAAGGCCAACGCCTACTCGCGCGAAGTGCGCAACACCGTGGCCGACTCCCTCACGCGCGCCTTCGGGAAAAAGGATGGCGCGGGGGTTGCCGCCGACGCGCTTTCGTTCCACATCGAGGCGGGCGGCAAGGACAGCACGCTCCGCGACTTCCGCGACAAGATCGCCGCCTCCACCAAGGTTGATCCGAAGTGGCAGGCGCGCGCGCTGTCCGCCATCGATTACGCCCTCGCCCACGGCAACGAACTCAAGCCGGTGGCCGACCAATACCGCAAGTTCACCAACTCCCAGCAGGTGCGCGAAAGCGACGCCGGGCTTCCGACCCTGAAACGCGACAACTACGTGCCGCATTTTCAAGATGTCGAGGAGGGCGGGATCATGGAGCACTTGCTGGGCGGCAACGGCACCTCCCCGACCGGCGCCGCCAACCGCAAGAACCGCGTTCACGAAACCTTTGCCGACTCCCTTGCCGCCGGCGTTGACCCGAAAAGCCTGAACGCCGTCGATGCGCTGGAGACCCGCGTGCGCACCGGCGAGACCGGCATCAACATGCGCGCGTGGCAGAAGGCGCTCCCCTCCTACAAGGACGCGAAGGGCGAGGCCATCGCTCGCACCCCTGACAAGGTGGAGCGCGCGGACGCCAGCGTTTACTATGAGCCGGGCAAGGGCTACACGCTGGAGAATGTCGGCAACACCCCGGTCGCCGTGAAAAAGGAGTATTCCGGCATCGTCTCGGCGCTGACCGATCCAAGCTGGTTCTCGCAGAACCAAGGGCGCCTCGCGGTGCAGAAACTCAACGCCGCCGCCAAGAGCATCACCCTCGCCGTCGATACCTTCCACCTCGGGCGCCTCGCCTTCCGGTCGGCCATGATCCGCGCCGCCAGCGTCACCAACCCGAAGTTCGGCCCCGCCTACAAGGAGGGTTTGCTGGTCAGCGAGCACAGCCCCGCCGAGATCATCCGCATGGGCAACAGCGGCGAGATTCCGAAGGAAAGCGTGCCGGCGCTGCTGGAGAACAAGAAGATCATCCAGAAGTTGACGGACGTTGGCTACAACTCGGGGCGCGTGGCCGACGCCATGCACCAAGAGCTGATCCAGAAAATCCCGATCCTTGGCGACGTGAACAAGTTTATTTTCCAGAAGTTCCAGCGCGGCGCGATGAACGACGCGGGCGTGCTGGAATACAAGCGCCAGCGAGCCGCCTACCCCGAGATGAGCGATGAGCAGGTGGCGCGCAAGGTGTCCAAGGAACTGATGACGCGCTTCGGCAACCTCGGTCGCCAAGGGTGGTTCAAGTCGCAGACGGCGCAGGACGTGGCGCGCCTCATGGTGCTGGCCCCCGAGTGGAACCAAGGGTTGATCCGCAGCGAACTCGGAGGCATCACCGACATGGCGAAGGCTGCCGGCAACACCTTGCTTGGGCGGCGGGCAGCGATGGGTTTGTTGGGGCGAGAGATGGTAACAACGGGAGTCTCGCTGTTCGCCGCCTCCCAAATCATCAACCAGATCACGCGCGGGAAATTCACTTGGGAGAATCCCGAGGAGGGCACCGCCGCCAAGATTTCCGCCTTCATTCCCGACAAGCTGGGCGGCGGCAGCGGGTTCTTCCTCAACCCGATGGGCCTCACCGCCGAGACCGGGCACCTCCTGCTCAATGCCTACGAGCGCACCGGCAACACCTACGAGCCGGTCATCAACTACATGCGGTCGCGCGCCAGCGCCGTCACCCGCCCGGCGTGGACTTTCCTCACCGGCAAGGACGCGCTGGGCCGCAACCTCAAGCCCGAGGATCACTGGAAAGAGACGGCGAAGGACGCGATCCCCGCGCCGATCAGCGGGGGCGCCGCCATCCGCGCCGCCAAGGGGCTCACCTCCGCCGGCATGAGCGAGAAGTTCCCCGGCGAATACCAGAAGCAGGCGATGCAGAGTTTCGGCGTCCGCACCGAACTGGCGCCGGGACCGGAGAAGCGCATCCGCTCGCTCGCCACGGAGTTTAACCGCGCGCACGGCATCCAGCCGAGCGGCGAATACTACGCCGGCAAGTTCAGCGCCCTCACCGACGCCCTGCGCCGCCAGAACAAGGGCGACGTGGAAAACGAGTTGGGCGCACTTTTTGCACAGAACGAGAAACCCACCGACATCGAGAAATACTACCGCGAGTGGCAGCACCAGAACTACGCCGGTTCGGCGGTGCGCGAGCAGGCTTTCATCCGCTCCCTCAACCCGGAGCAGAAACAGCAATACGCGCAGGCCCGGCAGGAGCGCACCCGCCTCGCCGTCCGCGCCATGCAGGCCATTCGCGCCTTGCCAGCAGCGCAGCGCCGCCCCAACCCGTAACCGGAGAACTCTACCATGTCAGAACAAGTCCAGAACGTCGTTGCCACCCTCACCGCTGCCGCCCAAGCGGCTCCCACCCCGCCGCCCGACGCCCCGCTTGTTCCCTTCGTCTCCGCGCTGCGCCTGACGCGCGATCAGGAAAAGAAAATGGTGGAGTGGGCGTTCAAGCGGAAGCAGGAGATTGGTGACGAGAGCGCCCGCGACCTCGTGATGAACCCGACGTGGTGGGCCAACAGCAACGTCCCGGCGCCGGCGGTCTCGGCGTTTCAGGCGGCGGCGCAGGGCTTGCTCCCGGCTGACACCTTCCTCGGCAAGCGCACCCGCTACGACGCCATGTATTACAACGACGTTTCATGGCGCCCCTTCACGATGGGCACGGCGAACATCTTCCAGCAGTCGAACCTCGTCGTCCCGCTCTCGCGCCGCATCTGCCGCCAGATGGTCGCGCGGGCGAAAAACCATTTCTTCGGCTCCGATCCGTGGCTCGCCGTCGATGCCGCCCCGCATCCGTCGCAGGAGGTGGACGTGGACTTTGCCGACCGCGTGGAGAATTTTGCCATCTTCAAGCTGAACGAAGCCGACTCCCGCGAGGACAAGGAGCGGGCCATCGAGCGCGCCCTCATCCTTGGCGAGTGCCCGGTGAAGACCACCTATGTCGTCCGCGATCAGATTTACGACGTGGAGGCAATGGTGCTGACCGACATCGACGGCAGCGCCATCAAGGCGCAGGACGGCAACTACATCACCGATCAAGACGAGTGGAAGGAGCAGGCGCAGCCCGCGCCGCAACCCGAGCCCGAGCAGCCGGAGCCGGGGCTTATGTCCCGCATCGGCAGCGTCATCAAGACCGCCTTCACCCCGGCGCCTGCCCCGCTGCCCCCAGTCCTCGCCCGCGACGGCGTGACGCCAAAGCCGGACGCGCCGGTGTTCACCAAGCAGATGATCAACCGCCGGCAGGTGTTCTTCGAGGGCTCCAAGAGCGAGCCGATTTATTACAAGGACTTCCTCTGCCCGCTCACCGCCAAGGACGTGCAGACCGCCGACTGTGTGATCCATATGTATGACAAGCCGGTGATGGCCTTCATCGACTTGCTGGTGAAGCGCGGCATGGTGCAGGGCGACACCGACTCGCGCATGAACACAGTCGCGCGCATCGCCGCCCTCGTGTCCGCCGTCGCCGCCAACAACTCCGAGCCGAAGGCGGCGGTTGATCAGCAGTTGCGCCCGAACGAGAATTTCTCGCCAAACACCAGCAAGAACAGCGACTCCACACCCGTCGCGGAGTTTGCCGAGTTCTATATGTGGTATGACGCGAACGGCGACGGCATCGCGGAGAACATCATGCTGATCGCGGACGCCAAGACGCGCCTGCCGATCTTCTACGATCACGTTGCCAACGTCACGACGGACGGGCTGCGGCCCATCGAGATCGTGCGCATCAACAAGGTGGAGGGGCGCTGGTATGGCACCGGCATCATGGAGCTATTCGAGTCCTACCAGACCATCACCGACCTCCTCGTGAACCGCTGGAATTTCAGCCAGTCCCGCGCCGGGCGCGTGGACTTCTGGAGCCCGACCGACACGCTGGAGGGCGACCGCGATCCCAACCTCAAGCTGAACTGGGGCGCCACCTACACGAAGAAGCCGGGCAAGAAGATGGATGATATTCTGGAGGTGAAATACCTCACCGATGTCAAGTTCGAGCAGCTTCAAACCATGATGCAGTTCTTCATGCAGCTCGCCATGAATGAGAGCGGCGTGACCAACGCGAACGACAATTACGTGGCCGGCATGGCGCAGGCGAAACTCGCCACGGGCCTCATGCAAATCCAGCAGTCCGGCGACGAGATGTTCAAGCCGATCATCGCGGACCTGAAAACGCCGCTGGAGCGCCTGCTCAAGCGCGAGATCGAGGTGCTGCTCGCCAACATGAACCCCGAGGAGGTCTTCGAGGTGCTGGAGGGCGACACGATGGGTTTGCAATCGATCACCGCCGATCAGGTGCGCCAACTCCGCTACCGGGTGAAGTTCCTGCTCACAAGCGCCAAAAACCAGCAGACGCTCCAGAGCGCCAGCGCCGCCTCGCAACTCATCGAGCGTTTCTACGGCCTCATCCCCGAGATTCAGATGCGCGTGGCACCCTTCTACAAGAAGCAGCTTCGCGCCCTCGATCCCGAGACGGACGTGGACGCCGTGATTCAGCCGGGCGTGATGCAGCCGCCGAACCTTGGCGGCGGGGGCGGGGGTGGCGGACCGAACAACACCAACCCCTCCTCGCTCGGCGTCACCCCGCCGGCGCCAACCACGCCGCCGCAGGTGGGGCAGCCCGCCTGATTTATTTCGCTTGACGAAAGTGCGCGGGAGGAGAAAACCCGTTGCCGATGCATATTCTTCAACTCTCGGAAAAGATCGCCCCGCGCCCTGACATCCAGATTCCCGCCGGCGACTACCTCGCGGAAGACATGAACGGAGCGCAGATGCTCCTGATGGCCGATGGCGGCAGCATGACGCCGGTGAAGCCGGAGACGCTGGCGGAGCGGGAATTTGATCCGTCGCAGGACTGGAACGGCAAGCGTATCCTCGTCATCCGCACGGGCGGGTTTGGCGATCTCGTGCTGATGACCCCGGTGCTGCGCGAGATCAAGCGGCGCTGGCCGGAGTGCAAAATCTGCTTCTCCTGCTTCCCGAACTACCGCTCGGTGCTGGAGAACCTGCCCTTCGTGGACGAGCTGGTGAGCTACCCGGTGCCGCTGCTGGAAGCTTACCAATACGACGCATGGGTGCCGATGGAGAACATCATCGAGAAGAACGACGCCGCGAAGAAGACGCACATGACCGACCTGTTTGCGACGCGCTTCAATATCGCGCCGGCGGAGATCAAGGACAAGAAACCCGCCTACGTCGTCACGGAGCGCGAGAAGATATGGGCGGAGGAAGCCTACCCGCGCATCAAGGGAGTGCAGCGCCTCGCCGTCCAGTTCAACGCGCAGAGCGAATGCCGCACCTATCCGGGGCAGCGCATGAGTTCCGTCATCGAGCATTTCCACAAGAAGGGCTGGGAGATCATGGTGATGGGCGCCCCCGGTGAGTTGAAGATGGAGGAGGGCGAACGCATGTGGAACCTCACCGCCCACAAGACCACCTTCCGCCAAAGCTGCGCAGTCGTCGCCTCGGCGGACTGCCTGCTTGGCCCCGATTCGGCGCTGGTGCATGTCGGCGGCGCGCTGGACATCCCGACCGTCGCGCTCTACGGGCCGTTCCCATCGGAATTGCGCGTGGCCTATTCGCCGTCGATTCACCCGCTGGAGGGCAGCGGCCATTGCGCGCCCTGTTTCCACCACGTCCGCCGGGGGCTCCGCTTCCCGGCGACCGGCCCATGCGTTGCCAAGAACTTCTGCACGGTGCTCGACTCGATCCCGGTCAAGAAAGTCATCGACCGGGTGACGCTCACCGCGAAGAAGATTTTCGACTGAGCCGCCGCCACCATGTCAATCGAAGCCGTATCCGCACAGGTCGCGCAGGAACTAGCCAACCGCGACCTTGCGGACATCCGCGCGCTGCTAGAGGTGCCGGGGTGGGATCGCTACCTCATGCGCCGCCTGAAACAGAAGCGCGAGGAGTGGCATGAGAAGCTGTTGAACGAGGACGGGCTATCCGCCGAACAACGCGAGGTGGCCCGCTGCATCGTGAAGGAATACGACGTGATTTTCACGATGCTCAAGCACGACGAGTTCGGCGCGCGCGGCCTCCTCGGGCATTAACCGGAGAACGGATGTTTTAGATCGGGCACCGCCTCGTTCAACCGCGCCTTCCGCTGCTTGCATCCGCCACAGTTCCGAATGTTGGTGCCGGCGATGGCGTCAATGGCGAGGGCGATGGGCTGGGCCACCACCGCCACGGCGTCACCCAGCCCGAAGGTCGCGTCTCCACCGCCATACTGTCCCCACATGGGGGGATCAAGCGGACAGGCAGTGTTGGGGTTTGAATGGTGCGCGATGTCTTTTTGCAACGCGCACGGCGTCTTGCAGACGTGGCAGATTTCACGCCGAATCTGGATGTCCTCTCGTGGAATGTTCATTAGCAGGAGATGACTACGTTGGTGATGTAGAGTGCCATCCCGGCGGTCGCGGGCGGGTTGAGAATATAGTCGGCCACGGTCTGCCCCGCCGTCAGCGAGATGGTGATGTGGGCTTGCAGCGTCGAACTGGTGCGGTCGTAGATGTCGAATTGAAGACTGCCGGGTGAAGCGCACGCCCCGAAAGTCCACTCATACCAAACCTGCCGCTTGGAGATCGTCACCTCGTTGCTGCTTTGGGTGAAAATGGCATCAGGGCAGCTCCCCCACCCGCTCCACGACGCAGCGGCAAGAGCCGTGTCAACATCCGATGAAAGCAGGGCGGTCGTGTATTCGCTGGAAAGCGTTTCGTAAGCGACCCCACTGATGTCATTGTAGGTGCCGTAACAGTCCGTCCCGCAGCCGGTCCCTGTAACGGTTTTTACCGTCAATGTTTTGGTGATAGAAACTTGGCAAGCCAACGGGATGCCACATCCCGGCTGCGTGTTCACGCTGGAAACAAGCGTCCCACATGGTTCGTAGTGCTGGGTAAGCTGGTTGGTTGTGTCGGTGACGACGCAGTTTGCCCGGTTGGTTGTGCAGGCTCCGCTCCATGTATAAACATCCTGAATCTCACACGGAGACGGACAGACAAAAGTATCTGTGATAGAACCAGAAAGGGTTCTAACTAGATAGATTTTTGGCGGCGAGCTTGGTGTTCCATATTCAGGGTATCCGCATTTTGTTTTGCTCGCGCTGCGACTCTGGCAGGAGACGGTGTAACCGCAGTCGTCGCAGACATTCGGTTGGCAGTCGCAGCACTGTCCTGACCTCGGGCCTTTCCACCATGAGCACATATTAGGAGGGAACCGGGTAAATCGCCGGACCGCTGGGCGTGCAGAACTCGACTAAGCGGAGGTTGGTGTAGCACACCTGTTCGACAAAGAGGCTGCCGACGATGATGCCCGGCAGGGGCGGCGTCAGCCCGGTCGCGCTGCCGACAAAGCCGATGGGATACCAGAAGTCGGTTTGGTTCGTTCCTGAAAAAGCCATGAGCGACCCGAACGAAGCCATCGATATGACGCCGCAGCTTGTGATGTCGAAGCCGGGGCTCATTGTGGCATGAAGGGCGATGGTATATCCCGAAGCGATGGTCAGATCGGACGCCAGATTGTCGATACCAACCTCGGCGTAGGCGGTGCTCAGGACCGACTGGAGCCTTGCCCACTCGCTGACCTGAACCTTGGACGAGGACGAGCCGGCGACGATCTGGAAGGGATGGATGAAGGTGCTGCCCGAGGTGCTTGCCGGGATGTTCTGATCGGAGGCGCCCAAGGATTCCTGCAAGTTCTCGACATTTTCAATCCGGGTGTTCCGCACCGACACAATTTGCTGTGGCAGGCGAAGCGGCGGCAGCGAGATCAGCGGCGGTCGGGCCTTCTGATATGGGTTCATGTTAGACCGGCAGCGCGGGCTGCGCTGGAATCGTGGCGATGATGAGCGTGCGCCGATACCACTGGACGTTGTTGCCGATGTCGTAGAAGGCCGGCTCCAATTCCGGCTTCCCAATGACCAGCGTGTTGCCGTCAGGGGCACTCGGCCCTCCCGTGATCTGGACCGAGCCGGACGAGCCGGGGTTCACGGGCTCGTCAAACACCGAGAGCGGGAACCCGCCGGGGAATACCGATCCCGAGATGAAGTTGAGATACGAGGAACCCGCTGTGACGACGAAGCGGTAGCCGGGCAGGCTGTAAAGTTTCGAGCGGGCCTTGAGGACGAATCCCGAGGACGCCCCGGTGTTGCCCTCCCAGTGCGCCTGCACCACCGCCCAGTCGGTCGGATTCCAAAAGGTGTAGGGAAGGGCGCCCAGCGCCGCCGAGGTCTGGTAGTTGATCTGCGCCGTGGCGTCCAAGATCACCTGAACCGGCGGGGACTTGTAAACGTCCACCATCACCATCGAGACCGGGCTGCCGTTCGAGTCGAGGCCGGGGACGGTGACGGCGTAGGGCTTCGCGCGACCGGGATACTCGAACGGATGCTTGATGCCGAAGGACAGCACCGTGCCGCCGTTGGGCAGGGACTGGACGGCGGTGCCGGAAATCAGCGCATACATCCACGCCGCCTCGGTCAGAACAAAGCCGTCCTCTTGCCGCTGATCGTTGCGGACAAGGACGCCCCCGGCCAGCGGAACAAATGGGGTGATCACCGTAGTCGGGGAGACGATGCTTCGCCGCCACTCCATCAGCCCGCCCTCGCGCGGAACAGGGTCGTCATCGATCACGCCGTAGCCCTCGGCCCATCGGTAGTCGTAAATGTTATACCCATTCGACTTTCTGGTTTCCGACGAGATCAGGAACATCGTGGACCCGGCGGTGAGATACGGGGGCTGCGACGGGACGATGCCCATGCCGACCCGGTGGTGAATCACCAGCGCCCCGTTGTGCCGGTATTCGGTGGTGTCCACGGCGTTCGCCGTGTTGCCATTCGCCCACGTCGTCGTCCACACCCGGTAGCCCTCGGCGTCGGCTTTTTCGGCGCTGACAAGGGTGGAAACGCCGAGTGTCGCCGGCAGCGGAGTGGTCTGCGACGACGGACAAAGGAAACGAACCGTCGTGATATTGACGGCGGCGTTGGTGTCTATGGCTGGGTTCAGCGTGGTCGTGCCGCCATCGGTGATCCGCACCTCGCGCGAAACCTCGCCGTAGCCCTCCGCCCACTCATAGTCGTAGATGATTGTCCCCTCGTGGAAGCGGTCGCGCTTGTTCTCCTGCTTGATGAGGACGCAGGCGGCGCCGGCAATCGTGGCGGATGGCGTCGGCGGGATGGAGCCGAGCCCGGTGCGGCTGTGGATGACGAGCGCCCCGCCATCCCTGAAAATATCCTCGGAGATGATGACGCCCTGCCCCTGCCCGTAAACCGCCGTCCAGAGGCGATACCCGGCCTGATCTTCGTAGCCCACGCGGCAGAGGACTTGGGTGGTGCCGGCGGTGATCGGGTTGGTGGCGACGGACGGATCGGTGAGGAACCGGATGGTCGTGATCGTGAGCCCGTTCGCCCCCTGATCCACCGACACCCGGTATTCCTTCTCGCTGGAAATCTGGCCGTAGCCCTCCGCGTAGCGGCAGTCGAAGATGTCGTATCCATCCGCATTCGACACCTTCGTTGAGATCAGGATCGTGCTCGTGCCCGCGCCCAGTTGCGGCGCCGGGGCCGGGGGCATCGCGCCAAACCCGGTGAGGTGGTAGATGCGCAGGCTCCTGTTGTTCTGATACTCGGTGTCCTGCTCCACCACGCCCGCCCCCTGACCGTAGCTCACCGTCCAAATCCGGTAGCCATCCTGATCCTCGTGCCCTATGGAGAAGCGCACCCCTTGGCTCAGGTTGGTCGTCGTCGGATCGGTGGTGACGTTGCTCGGGGTGAGATACTTCACCGTCTCGATGATGGCGCCGCTGGTCGGCGTGATCGGCGGCGTCGTGTCGAAGGCCGTCGTGCCGGCCTGAACCCCTTGGTAGCTCCGCGAAATCTCGCCGTTGCCCTGCGCGAAGATCGAGGTGATGACCGGCAGGCCGCTAATAAAATCCACGTTCCGGTCGATCCGAGCCCAAGTCAGGCCGGGGGAAGCAGGCTCCGTATAGACGGACTTGATCGTGCGGATGAGGAGCGAGCCGTTCTGCTTCGTCTGGTCGTCCTGCGAAATCTGGCCGGCGGAAATATAGGTGCGCTTGATCGTGCGCAGCGTGCCATCGTCGGTCCGCTCGTCGCTCTTGAGGATGACCGTGGACGTTCCCGCCGTGATCGTGTCCACCCCGATGCGCCCGTAGATCGGGGTCGCGCTCGTGAATTGCAGCGAGGTGTTCACCGCCGTCACCAAGTTGTCCTGCCCGATGGTGATGTCGGTCTTCCCAACCTGCGTCTCCGCCGTCGCGTCCAGCGTCTCGTAGGTGCGGAGGAGGCGCGGGGGCTCCTTCGTCGGCGTCTCGAATGGCAGCCCGTTCTGGCCGCTGATCTCCTGCAAGATCAATCGGCAGGTTGCCTCCACGTCATCCTGAGTTCCCCACGGCAGCCACACCTCGGTCAGCAACTCGGCGGCGGTGAACTTGAGCGGCGACGCCGGAATCACATCGAACTCCTTGACGATCCGCAAACGCGAATCGGGGAGCAAAGTGGTTTTTGGCGCGCGGTTACGGAGATCGCATCTCACAGCCCAGCGCACAAAACTTCTTGACAGCCTATGTCAACCACAGTGTTGAGCGAACATGGCCGAAACTATCGCGGGTTCACCCGAAGTTTCTGCACCCGCAGAAACATCTCCAACCAAAGCGGCACCCGCCGCCGAGGTCGTTCCTTCTACTAACACAGATTTTGCGAGTCGGATTGCGAGTGCGAACAATCCACTTGAAGTGACGCGGATTCTCGAAGAACTCCGCAAGCAGCCCGCACCGCCGCCAGCGGCGACCAAGCCGGAAGGGGCCAAACCCGCCGAGCCGAAACCCGCTGAGGCCAAGACCGGCGAGGGTGAGAAACCCGCCGAAGAAGCAAAGCCGGATGGCGAGACTGCGACGCCTGAGCCGGCAGAAACAGCGAAGCCCACGGAGGGCGACACCGAGACCGAGGCCGAGCCCGGTGACGGAGCCGACTCCGACCTTCCTGTGACACCGCTGACCGCGAAACGCGCGCATCTGCGGTTGCCGCCCGAGACCGATCAAGTCGGGCGCCTCGCCCTCGGATACCTCAAGCGTAACCGGGACTGGACGCTCGAACAGGCGATGGATGCCGCCCGCAACTCCCTCGGGGTAAAACCCGAGCCAGCCAAGGCGACAACTCCAGAACCCGCTGCCGAGAAGCAGCCCGGTGTTTTTACAACCCTTGAGGAGTTGGATACCGAGACGGATCGGCTGGAGTCCGAGAAGGAAAAGGCGACGACAGACCTCCGGTTTGACGACGCCGCCAAACTCGAACGCCAGTTGCGGAGACTCGACCGCCAGCGCCTCGACCTTGTTGACCAGCAACGGCAACAGCGCGCCGAGGAGCAGACCCGAGCCGAGGCAACCTACAACCAGCAGTTCGACGCATCGCACAAGCGCGCGACCGAACTTTACGACTTCGCCACCGACCCCAAGAGCGAGGGGGCACAACGGATGGTGGAGATCGAGGAGGCGCTACGACAGGCGGGAGACCCGCTCTATACCTCTCCCAACAAGCCTCTCGTGATCGCGCAGATGGTGGCCCGCGAGCTGCGGATTCCACCGAAGACAGCGGGAGCGAAGGGCACCGCCAAAGCCCCGGCGACCAAGCCGGCGGCGCCAGCGGCCCCCGCCACCGCAAAGCCAAAATCCGTCCTGACAGAAGGGGGAGCTACGACAACGCCCGCAACCTCCGGTTCAACTAGCAAGTTCGTTGAACAGGTGCAGTCAGTGAAGACGCTGGCCGATTTCAACAAGATCGCAGACCGACTTGGAATCCTCCGCTAGAGTCACGCCACCGGCTGCAAAACCGAGCTTTCCGCCCTCCCGAGCGTTTCGGGAATGTTAGCAACCAATTACTCACATGGCTTGGGACATCAATACACCGAACACTGGTGACGCGCTGGCCGCACTCGATGCGAACTCCGTTCGTATCCTCTGGCAGAAGACCGTCGATGTGTTTGAGCAGTCGGAAGACTTCTTCCAGCAATTCGAGGGCACGTCCAAGGATATGCCCGTCCGTGTCATCAACGACACGTCCAAGGGCGCCGGCCTCAAGCTGCGCGTCACGACCCGCGCCGGCTACTATGGCCCCGGCAAATCCGGCGACAACCTGTTCCAGAACTCGACCGACTTCGAGCCCGACATCATCTCGTCCTACGAGGTGGACGTTGACTACCTGCGCAATGCGACGAGCATCACGCAGCGCACCGACGAATACATGGGTATGCAGGGCGAGCTTGCCAGCGGGCAGGCCGTCGAACTCGGCAAGTGGATGGGCCGCGAGAAGACCGCCCGCCTCATGATGACCTTCATGCTGAAGGGTGGCGCGCAGAACTACCTCGTCGCCAACGGTCGGACCACGCAGGACAGCCTGCTCTCCGCCGACACCGTGACCTACAACGAAGTGCTCAAGATGGGCACCCTGTTGAAGCCCCTCGGTGGGCGCCCGTGCCAGATCGCCACGGTTCGCGGCAACCCGATCCTCAAATACTGCGTCGTCGGAACGACCGCCGGCCTCTACGGGCTCAAGCAGAACTCCGACTACCAGCTCGCGCTCCGCAACGCTGCGCCGCGTGAGAACTGGGACGAGAATCCGCTCTGGCAGGGTGGCTACGCCGAACTCGACGGCCATTCCATTCGGGAATACAACCCGATTGACCACGACGGCTACGGCCCGGTCGGCAGCGCCTTCAACGCGAAGGCATTCACGGGTGCGGCCATCACCGCCGGCACCTCGACGTTCGCCATCCTCGGCGGCGGCAGCGCGGCGGCAGCGGCCTACACGAACATCCAGTTCTTCCGCTTCTTCCCGAACTACGCCTTCCAGTTCCTGCCGAACGACACCTACTCGCCCGGCAGCAGCACGGCGTATCTGCTCATCATCAACCCGTCGAACGCGGCGGTTGATCCCGGCAAGATCGGCATGTATGCCTTCACCACGGGCAACAACGGCAACCAGATCACGATCACGCAGCGCCTCGGCGCGGTGAACGTGGGCGCGTGCGTTACCACTCTCGGGAGCGTGACGTGGAACGGCGGCGTGTGGAGCGGCTATCACACCGCCACGCACCCCATCGGCGCGACCGTCGTGCTGTGCAACGCCAAGGGCGTTCCCATCGGGCAGACCCTGATGATGGGCGCCGAGGCGGTGGTTCGCGGCTACGGTTCGATGCGCAACAAGCGCAGTCAGTGGCTGGTGGACGGTGAGTTCGAGACCCGCAAATACATCACGTCGGTCTTCGGGCAGGCGCTCCGCAAGAACGTCCGTGGCGTGTATCCCGGCTACTCGCTGCTCACGCACGCGATCCCGTATCCCGAGCTGAACCTCCCGGCAGTCACCGCCTAAAGCGCGGTTTGAACGGTGGGGGTGGCGCATGGTGGCGCCGCCCCCGCCTTCTCCCCTTCTCTCTCCACCAATGAAGTTCATTTTCACACTACCGGGGCATCGCGTCGTGTTTGGCCCGCGCCGAGACGAGTTCGTTTTTGTCGAGGCATACGGAGCCTATGTGTTCAACGGCAAGCCGGTCTATCCGGCCCAGTTCAACAGCACCTTCAAGCACGTCTTCGAGCGATACCGGGAGCAGGAGCCCTCCGTGACCTTCTACGACGATCCGCCCGCGACACCCGAGGAACTGGTGAGCGACGCCATTGCGACGCTGCGCCACTTCGCGCCGGACGCCTTGAAGCCTGCGAAGGGACCGAAGCCCAAGACCGCGCAGCCCGAGTTGGCTGCAACCTAATTTTGTGTCCCTCACCATCTCCCAAGCCCGCGATGACCTCCTGAGCAAGCTCGGGGTAGAAAACTCGGCGCTGGCGACGGCGCTGATGTTGCAGGACGTGGTGATCGCCCTCAACGGCGCCCTCCAGACCCTCCAGACCGCCGGGCAGGACTACTTCACCCGGCAGGTGCTCACCGGGACTTTCCTCGCCGGCTCCAGCTTCATCACGCTGCCGGCCAGCGCGCAGGCGGTGATCGGGCCGGTGCGCATCACGAGCGGCCCCAACGCGGGGCAGGCGCTCTCGGCGCTGCAAAGCAGGGGTGAGGCGGATCAGTTCGCCCGCATCTACGGCAACGACACGGCATGGGGCAGCGGTTCCTTGGCTGAGCCCATTGCCTACTGGATTGAAAACCTCCGCAACACGAACGTCGGCGGGGACATCAACCAGATCAACGTGCGCCCGTGCCCGGTGCCGCCTTACAGCCGGACTTTCGAGATCGAGGTGGTCAACGACGCGCCGAGCTATGCCATAGCCGACCTCTCCAGCGGGACAACCCAGATACCCGTTGCACAGAACTACGCGGAGTCGATCCTCCTCCCGCTCGCCCGGCTCAACATCACGCGCTCCAGCCAGTTTGCGCGCCCCGAACTCCTCGCCCAAATCACCGCCGACGCGCAGACCGCGCTGGCGAAGCTCGGCCTTGCCGGCGGGTTCCCAGTCGAGGAAACCCCCGAGCCGCCGCGCGCCACCAAAGGATAAACCGCCATGATGCTTGTCGAACTCATCCACCGGGTAGCGCGCCGAGCCAGAGGGGGCGACTTCACGAAGCTCGAACTCGCGGAGCAGGGCGACGTGTTGCAGGCGGTCAACGCCGCGATGCAGAAGGTGTATCTCGCGCTGCCGATCTACTTCAAGCAGATGACGGTTGGCTTCCTGCTGCCGGCGCCCGCGACCGTGACCATCAGCGCCATCAACGGCTCCACGTCGCTGAACAACTCGCCGTTCACGCTGGCGCAAGTGGGCAACACGGTGATCATCGACGGCGACACCGCTTGGAACCAGATCACCTCGGTCAACACCCTACAAAACCCCTACATGGGTCCGACCGGGACGGTCAAGGGGATCGTCTATGGCGACTCGGTTTACTCCGACCGCTACCCCTTCGACCGGATCGTGGGCAACCCGAAGTTTGCCGACCAGTCACAGCTTCCCCTCCTGCGCCGCGAAATGTCGAACCTGACGGTGCCCTACCTCGCCATGACGCCGTCCTTCGGCGCCCCGAACGTCTGGTGGGTGCAGCCCTTCGGCAACTCGCAGGGCAACGAGCCGCTGCTGTTCCTGCGCTTCTTTCCCCTGCCCGACACCGCCTACGCCATCAACGTGGCCCTCGCCTACTGGCCGCAGCGCGTGACGATTGCCGACTACATCTCCAACGTCATCATCCCGGTGCCGGATCAGTTCTTGGATGCGGTGCTCGTGCCGCTCGCCATCCGCGCCTTGATGGACACGCCGGCCTTCGCCAGCCGCAACGACGAGCAGACCCTCAAGGAATCCGCCGCCGAGGCCGATCAGTTCCTGCGCCTGCAACCCGGCCAAGTCGGCTCACCCAGCAACTCCATCGGAACTCCGATTGGATTCTGACAACCAATTCTCACCATGAACAAAATCATCGAATCTCACGGCGGCGACAGCGTCGCAACCCTCGTCGCCGGGACATCATTTGTCCCGCTTCCCTCCCACCTGTGCAACGAGGTCGCCATCTTTCAGGAGACGGGCGTATCCATCGACGTTCTCCCCTACGGGTCCGACCCGGTGGGCGGCTTCGTCACGATGTCCTCGCCGTCCGGCGCCGCGCTGCCCTGCGCCGCCAACTCCAGCGAGTATTCCGTGCGCCGCACCGACCAGACGGGCACCCCCACCACCGTTCGCTTCCTCCACCGCCAGTATCTCCGGTAAAACCGGACAATCACATGCCCTCTATGTTTACCCGCCAAGGCCAAACAATCTACTCGCCCGGCGCCGGCCTCTCCAACAAAGGGGTTGTGCAGAAGGGCACCGTCGCGCTGGTGGCCGCGCAGCAGAGCTACGCCATCACGTTCTCGCCGG